GCGTTATTAGCCATTCCTACTGAAATGTTAGCTGCTGGCTGCGTATTAACCGCACCCGCAGTAACAGTCTTAAAATACTTGGTTCCGGTTACCGTAGTAGCAGAACCAAGCATAGTAAGGGTTTCAGTCTGAGCTGCGCCATCAATATCAGTACCTGTAATCAGAATCGTTTTACCAGCATCACCGGTCCCAGTAGTTGTTACTGTGACCAGGCGAGCATTGGTAAAAGATACTGCACCGCCATCAGCGTCAGTACCATTGATAGTAAGGGCGGTATTTGGCTGTTGGTTTGCACCTATTGAAGCAACATCTGCAGCATTAGTGTCGGCCTCAACAAAGAGGGCCGAAGCATCGCTGCCTGAAAATCTAGTGCCCATGATAAGCCTCCAATAGTGGTTTAACGCTCGACAGAGGCCAGGATGTAATCAATGGTCATAGTCTTCGCAGCTGCTTCGCCATTCTGAATACCAAAAGAAACAGTCAACTCTTCATCATCAACCGCGTTAGTCAGAGTAAGCTGAGAAGCTACCTGCGCGTCATTGACAAAGATCTTGAATGCACCAGCGCCATCTTGGCCGCCATTTGGATCGTAGTGGAAAGCAACAGTGACAAAAGTGTCATCTGCCATTGCGTGAACATCTTCGTTAGAAGTTGAAGCGTTATCCTTCTCGATAGTGAAATCAAGACCGGTTGCGCCGTCAGCTTTGATGAAGTAAAAACCATCAGTAGTGTCTAGCGGAGTGGTATCAGTAATACCAAGGCCCATCACAAAGTCGGACTGAGTTGCGTCACTTACCTTGAATCGCGCTTTGAAGAACATGTTCTTGCTTGCGTCATACTTAAAGGCTTCGCCTTTGAGCTGCAAGAAATCAAGATCATTGTCACCAGCTGCGTTTGTAACAAGTAACAAGCCGCCAGATCCTGAAGCCAGGGCTTCTGTCGCGCTTCCTGTACCAGCTTCTGTGGTGGTGATAGTCCACTCATCAGCGTGATAGGTAAAGAAGTCGTTGGCGTAAGTCACATACTTGAACGGGTCCAGGTACGGAAAGTCATATAGCGGGTTTCCAGCAACTTGGTTGGAAACACCATTTCTAAAGTGTGTAGTAGGCATAACAGTTATCCTCGATTAACCAGCGCATTTAGCGCCATTAAGCTACTTATACAGCAAATACTCGCTTGGCCGAATGCTGTTGTTTAATCCAAGTCTCCAAAGTATACCACCAATATTTAAAAACGCGCAAAAAAAAAGGGGAGCCATAAGCCCCCCTTTCCTTTTCACTAACTTAGAGTTATGCGCCTTGCGACCCATAAATACCACGCCAGTCAGAGAAACCAAACGAATAACGCTCACGCGCCTTGTATCGAATGTTTCCTGTGCTGAAGTCAGGCTCCATGTTAGTCTCCATCGCAGTACGCTGGAACATCTTCAGACCTTCGCCACTTTCAGTAACGGAAGTCAACAAGAAGAAGGCGTCTGGGTCAGTCAGATAATGATTGACCGTATAGCCACCAGGCAATACGCCTGTGTTCTTGATAGCGTTGATGTCGTTGTCAGCAGTACCTGAACGCAGTTGCGAGTTCAAGATACGGTCAGCAACAAACACCAGCTGAGGAGGTACAACCAACTTAGTAGCCTGGACCGAAACAGTAAGACCCTTATCATCGGTAAATGTGCTGATATCAATCAGAGCATCTTCCAGGGAAGTTTCGTTCAAGTCCGCCATAGTGGTTGCACGGTTAGCCGCAGTACCACCGCCAGCCAATGGGTGAGCAGTGTTAATCATAGATACACCGTCTCCTCCAGTGAAGCTCGCAGAGAATGCGTTGTTAAGTACGTCAGCACCCTTAACCTCTTTGGTGTTAGCCATAGAGCGAGCGAGAGCTTTAACATAGCGCTTACCGAGTGAGTCATAGAGGTTATCCTCTACAGCTTCGTCAGTCAGTGCGAATGCCAGAGCAATCGTATCGTGGGTGTAACGTGCTGAGTAAGACTCAGATGCGTTGTCAAAAACAACACCCTGGCCTTCTGTCTTAGTTGGGGCTGAACCGAATCCGGTAATCAACACCTCTTCTTCAAAAGCACGCTGAGAATCTTCAATAGCAAAGATCTCCTCATACTCTTTCTCGTAGCTGTCGTAGCTCATGCCGAAGAGACTGTTTAGCCCAGGCTCTAGCTCTTTCGCTAGTTGTGCGCGTGAAATAGCCATTCTTTACTCTCCTTATTAAGCTAAGCCAGCGCCTTTCACACCCATAATGTGGTTCTGAATAACCACCATTACGTTTGTGTTAGCACTCGCTACGTCATCGTTATCGGGATCCTGGGAAATGTCGATAGCCTTGAGAGGTAACGTGGTAGCAGTTGCTCCCGTAGTTACGTCTAGCTCAACATTGCTGCGTCCAGAAGCTGTGTCACCAACAGTTGCTTGATCGACAATATCGAAGTTTCCGAACAAGTCAGCAACTGGGAAAGCTGCGTCTGCTTGTACTTCAAATACGGTATCGGGATCGTCAATTACAAATGCGATGATGTCACTCTGTACGATAGCACCAGGGTAATAGTTGCTGAACACTTGCTCACCAGAGGTGGGGTCCGTGTACTGACAACCGTTAAATACTCCTACAACAGGAACAGTGCTTGAAGCAGCTGCACGCTGAACCGTTCCGCCGGTTAGCTGTTTTACCAGATCACCTTGGAAAATTGCGTTGGTTTCATTAGACGCAATTCTATAACGGCTCTGGCCACCTGAGTAAGGAGCTCCGCCCATCATGCGGGACGGCTTTAAACCAAATGCGGCATCTTTATTGCTCATAGGTCATTTCCTCGTTTATCTTCTGCCAAAGGTTACTTGGGTATCCCTCTTTGGATCATACTTGACATAACGACCATCTTTCTGAGCATCTCCAAACATATTATTGTCAAGAGCGTCTTTTGCAGCTTGAGTCTTACCTTCGTAATATTCGCGCCGCTCGGCAATCGTTTCATCAGGAATCTTCGCAAGAAGAAGGCCCTCGTTATATATGACTCCCATATGTCTGCCATTATCCATAGTCGGTAGGCTTTCAGCCCACTCTGGAGGAAGATCTGAGCCTTTAACAAGCTCCCATCCTTCTCTAATGCGGCGAGAGACATTACTTCTGTCTTCCGCTCCCAACATGGATTCCCGAATCCACCGGTAGGTATAACCAGGTGGTGGTTCAGGCGTTTCCAGCTTTCTTACAGGACGCCACGGTTTACGTCGAGTCTGATTATCGTGCGCTCCACTTTCACGCGAGGTGCGATTACTTTTTGATTCTGTCATGTTACATCTCCTCCCTTGCTGAGATTTTTTGTTTCTCTTTAGCTACGTGCCGCAACCATGTATCCATATCCATGTTATGCGGCTTTAAGCCACGGAGGCGCTCCACTTCAGAGTTACTAAAAGTAACACCGCTCCTGTTGCCTCGTGTTTTTTGCCGTCCGCCTGAAGAGGCGGAGGAAGAGACTCTTTGCACGGCGGGTCTGCTTCCATTTTGTACAGCTTTGTTATTGCCTGGTGTGGCATTAACAAGTTTAGGATATACTTTTCCAACCCGACTGTCCAATTCACCGTAATAGTCATCACTATCAGGCTCAAATCCTTCGTTGATTAAATTGAAGTGGGTGAAGTAAGCATACTGGGTTGCTTGGAGATGTTCTTGATCTTCTCCATTGCCATACCATTGATTTCTTTCGTGCCAGGTCAACGCTTGTTCAGTTGGCTCTGCAGTAGCTGGTTGTGCTTGCTGCTCCTCATATGCCTGATACTGACCTTGATCCTGGTACTGTTGAGCTTGAGCCTGGGCTTGTGCTTGAGCAGCTTGCTGCCTGGAAGCCTGGACCCGAAGGCGCTCTTTCTGAATCGACATGTCATTTTTAAGCGTAGTCGCTTTAGACATTAATTCAGGATCACCACTAGCAACGGCCTTCTTGTACAGGTCGTCAACTTGGGCCTCTTTTGCTTCAACCGCCTCGGCTTCTTTTGATAAAACCGTCTGGTCTTGCTGGGCGGTATAAGCTCGATATTGTTGAAGCTCTCGCTCTTTAGCCAGGGCAATTTGCTCTAACTGTGCAGCTCGATCTTCTGCCTGTTTGTTCTTGGCGTTGAGCTTGTTAATTCTTTTGCTAACAGACTTGGTGTAATTTTCCAGCTCATCTTCGCTGCTGGATTTTACCTCCTCACCTTCAGGTGGATCGTCAACAATTTCAATCTCTAAGTCTTCATTTTCTTGCAGTTCTTCTGCCTGGTTGTTCTCAATCATCGGAAGCTCACTATGTCGTCAGGGTCTAGGATAGTACCAATGACCTCATCGTCATTGATAATGCGGACTTCTGCGCCATCTTCCAACTTAAACCTAGCGCCAGAATATCGACCAATGAGAACCCATTGCTTTTCAGCGCACCAAGGCTTTTCACCATACTTTGTCGTATCGTTATAGCAAAGAGGACCCATCTTTACGACATAAGCAACAACCGTTGCCAGCGCCTCTCTGTCCATGGTCTCCTTTGTAAGGGCAATGCCACCTTTTGTCTGAGCTTGGCCGGCATAAGGAAGAACAAGCATCCTCCAACCAGTCGGGGTTGGCATGCGGTCAATCAAGCTCATGTCCAATAGGCTTGGATCTAAAACGCGGTTATCGCCCTCCAGATAAGCACTGTCGATACTAGATGATGGTTTACTCAAACTTGTTCTCCTTATAAAAGTCTTTTATGGTCATTTCTACTAAGTTTAGCACTTCTAGCTGACCTTGCAAAGATTTATAATGTTCGATATCTTTGAGCATACCCTCCATCATGACGGTCTGTATTTGATCCCGCCTTTCGGCAACTGTCCTTTTCAGGCTTGCCGCCAGGTTTAAATCATCCATTACACTTTCTCGTAATAGTACAAACCTTTAGTTGCAGCGCCTGTGCCTCTAGTCTTCATGCGCTTTACTTCACCACCCATCTTCATGCCCTTTGCCGTTTTCATGGCAATGGCAACAGCCTGGGCTTGAGGCTTTCCTTCTGAGCGAAGTTTTTTAATATTCTTACCGATTGATTTTTTACCTTTGTCTAATGGCATTATTTTTTACTCCTAGCTTTTGCTTTAGGTTTTGCTGCGTCCTTTTTCTTAGGCGCAACTTTTTTCTTAGGCGCAGTCTTCTTAGGGACAAATGCCTCATTAATATCTGGGGTAGAGGGGTCGTCAGCGACATAATGGCCCTTGTCATCCCTTGCTCGCTCCATTTCAACAGGAGCTGGGGCAACCATCTCAACCTTGGCATTAGCAGCAATTTCTTTCTCAGCTGCAGCCTGGGCAACTTCGTCACCATTGATCCTGGCTATCTTTGCAGCTAACCGCAAAGAATCTGCTTTGGCAGCGGCTTTCTTCGCAACCTCTTCTTTATCCCTGATTAGCTTTTCAGCCTGGCGCTCTAGCTTTTTAATAGCCTTGAGCTCTTCTTGTTTTTCTAAAATATAACTTGTCGTCATCTCATGCCTCCAAATTTGGCTCTCATTTCGGCCAGCTTTAGATTAGCTTGCTGATCCAGACGTTGTTCAGCGATGCCCAGCTTATCGTCGGCGACCTGTTTCTGAGTGTTAATACGCTCCTGAGCAATAGCAACATCCTGCAAGTTCTCGTCCTGCTTGGCTTGCTGCTTCATGTCAAACTGCTCAGAATCCTGGTCTATCTCTTTGTTTCTCAACTGTAACTCTTGCTGCCTAATGGCAACCAAAGGATCTGTCTCCGATCCCGTATCCATAGAGGCAAGCAACTCTTGCGTAAGCTGCGCCATAATCGGGGCGCTGTACTGCTCTTGCATCATCTGAATTTGTCCCTGCATTGCTGCTACCTGGTCAGGCGGCACCTGGCCGGACTGCGCTTGCTGCTGCATGCCCTGGATCTGCTCCTGGACTTCAGGAGGCATTTGCTCCTGGGCAGCTTCGGTGGCCATAAACTGCAAGTGCTGCATCATGTGGGATATAATTCCACTCTGCAGCTGGGGCGTTGTTTTTACTATCTCAGTCATAAAGAGAGACTTATGCGCCTCAATATGCGCCTGGTGATTCTGAGGCGGGAATGCGTTAGCAGGCTGCCCCATCATAAATCCACTGTTCTCCATACCAGCATCCACCGGAGAAGGCGGCTGTGGCACAGGGGGAGGAGTTAGCAGTGAATCGACGTTATCAACCCCCAGGGCTGCATACATCCGGCGATAAGCCTCATAGATGCCATTGGGTCCATGTATCTGTGGATTGCTTTGCACCATTGTCAGCAGCTCTTGAGCTAGAGTAATTCTCTGGCTCTGGCTAAAGATATTAGGATCACTGACTGGAATAATATCCACTCGACCGTCAAAGTCCTCTCCCTTTATTTCTTGGGGTCCGGTGCCGGTGTTATATGGATAGCTAGGTGGCAGATACTCGCCAAAAACTTTTGCAAGTAAATTAAACTCTAAGCGCTGCGAATAATGCAGCCGCTTATGAATCGCGGACATAACTTTTGTGCCGCGCTCTAACAATGCGACTGTGGTGCCAACAGGCATAGCCTGGTTAGCATCGCCAATGTTCATATCGCCAATGCTGGCAAACCGCTTGCCTGAATCAACCAGCATAGCAAGCATGCCCTGAAGCACGCTGCTTGGTTCTTTAATTGGTAACGGAATAAGGTTGTCTTTTAGAGACGCGCCAGTGGTATCAATGTCTCTAAACTCACCTGGCTGTAAAGGCTCATCTTCATCGCGTATTCGCATGCCGCGTGCTTTAAAGCCTGCAGGTAAGTTAGCCAAGGTGCCGGCATCAATAAGCTGGCGAAGAATAGACGTTGACGCCTTGGATATACCGCCAATCATATGGCTTAACCCAAGACCGTAAAAACCCAAGCCTGGTAAAAACTTGTACTGAACAAAGAAATTAATCTTGTCCTTGGAGGGATCTTCTTCCTGGTAGTTGCGTCTAATAGCAAGAACCTTCTGACTGCCTTCGTCTATAGTGACAATGTACGGCAGCTTTAACCCAGTCTCCTCGCCATCTTCCCCCAAATCTTCAAAGCCAGGTAAGTCCAGGACGCAATGGGTCTCATAGACAACGTGATCTCTGTCCTCCTGGTAGCTTGGCGACATTCCTTCAATTTCATCAATCTGCTCTTCAATCTCATCTCGACTAAAGTGCTGCCCACCACCCTTGAGCTCAACATCGGCATAAAACCCAGAAAGCTGCTGCTTCTTGATTTCATTCCTAGACATGTTGATAACGTGAGTCACTCGCTCGGCTGAGCTTAGATCTGTGGCCTCGTAAGGGACTATTAAGTCCTGGGGCATAATAAACTTGGATAACGCACGGTTCTGAACCGTGTCGTAATAAACTTTCTTAAACGCGCTGCCGGCCAGAGGCAAATAAAACAACAGCATGTCTAGCTCTGGGTCGTACTCCTGCATCACATTCATGATGTAGAAGTTCATGAACTCCTGAACGCGGTCAGCCTGCATCTCAACTTCAGCAGTTCTTGCTCCCACGATCTCTGTCTTAACAGGACCTTTTGCTGGCAGCAGTTCTTTGTATGCCTGGGCCTGAAACTGCGTTACAGCTTCTGCAAGTATAGGGTGAATAACGCCGGAGCTTCCCTGGAAGGGTGTGGACCTGGCATCATCAAACTTCATGCCCAGGTACTTTAAGCCGTCTGTGTAAGTCTTTTCCCAATCGGATCTTGACTCTTTGTCGGCCTTAATTGACTCTAAAACATCGCCAGCTAGAGAGCTAAGCTCTCCTGAATCAAGGTAATCAACCAGGTTGACGTTGAAATCTATCTGAGGCGCTTCATCTATCGCGTCGATTTCATCATCGACCAGGATATCTTTTTCTGTGACCAGAATCTGCGCTGCGTTCTCAATCAAGTCCTGGCGAGTAGGCTCTTGCGTAACTTGCATACCAGAACCCAACTGGATTATGTCGCCATCGTCCTCAGTGCCTAAGTTTCTTTTTTCAATCGCCATTAGTAATATACCACCCTATCTCGTTTTAAGAATTGGGCCTCGTCTTGATAATCAGTCTCCAAGTTTAGGAACCCGCCTTGCCGGAACCGCATCAATGCCATTGTAGCACTGTCGCAAAAATCATCGTGCTCACCAAACGGAAAGGCCGCCATTTCCTCAATTACTTCTTCTGCAAAACCCTCTTCTGGAGCCCACACCATTCCTGATTCAAAAATAGGCGCCACTGAATTCATTCTTGCTATTTTATCTTGACCACGGCTCGGTGTATATGCCATAACAGGTATTCCCATTCGACGCAACTCCTGCGTCAATGG